TTACATCACTTGGTAGTGGCGTAGTCACATGGATGCAAACGCCTTCATCGGCAAATCTTGCCGCTGCGGTCACTGATGAAACAGGATCGGGCTCACTTGTTTTTGCCACAAGCCCAACGCTTGTCACACCGACGCTTGGTGTGGCAACTGCTACAAGTCTGAACAAAGTCACTATTACAGCACCGGCATCATCCGCGACATTAACGCTTGCAAACGGGTCGTCTCTCATAACATCGGGTGGCAATAGTTTGACGATGACCACAACAGGTACAACAAACGTCACGCTACCCGCAGAAACTTTCACAGCAGGTTATAAAGGTACGCCACTTACAGGAGGCGCTGAGAAAACATCAAACTACACGCTTGTGGCTGGCGATGTTGGTAAGTCTATTCAATTAGGCGCAAGTGGTGAGGTGACTATTAATAACTCGGTGTTTGCGGCAGGGGATGTAGTTGTGATTGTAAATAACACCAACTCCGCTAAAACGATTACAACGAATATCACCAATGCTTTTATAGCTGGAACTACTACTGACAAAAGCTCTGTTTCATTAGCGGCTTATGGCATAGCCTCCGTCATGTTTACAGCAGCCGATACTTGCTTACTTTCGGGCAACCTATCATGACAGGCATCTTAGCAACGCTGTTTAACAAGGGTTTAAGTAATACACTTATTACAGAAGTTATTACTTTTACCGGATCAACAACGTGGACCGCACCTTATGATGGGCTTACTGTTGATTATTTAATAGTCGCTGGCGGGGGTGGTTCAGGAAACTCAAGTATTTCAGGTAGCATCGGTGGCGGTGGCGGCGGAGGATACGTTGCTGGTACAGGGTTTCCTGTAACAGGCGGTGTTACATATACCGTTACTGTGGGCGGAGGGGGTGGCGGTGGGTCAAATGGTAACAATTCATCATTAACTGCACCATCGCCAGTAACAAGTTTTACAACTGCTGTGGGCGGCGGTCGAGGTGGTATTAACCCCGGTGGGTTTGGTGTACCTAGTAACGGGGCTTCTGGCGGATCAGGGGGTGGGGGGACTGCTGGTTTTACAGGGGCTGCTGGTGGTGCGGGCACTCCAGGGCAAGGTAATAGTGGTGGGGCTGGAAGTTCACCAAACTCCTATGACGGAGGTGGGGGTGGTGGTGGCTCAGCAAGCGGGGGTGGCAATAATGGGGGCGGTGTTGGTGGTAGTGGCGGGAATGGTACGGTAAATTCACTGAGTGGGTCATCAATTACATACTCGGGCGGTGGTGGGGGTGGCGATGGTGGCGCCCCAATTGGGGGTGGAATAGGTGGCCCAGGAACTCCCGGAGTTTCGGGTGGTAACGGGGGTTATAGGCCGGGTGGTGGTCCGGTATTTATTAACGCTACACCCGGTGTTGCTCAAACAGGTGGAGGCGCTGGCGGTGGTTATGGTACCCCATCAGGTGGCAGCGGTGTAATTATTTTAAAATACACGATAACGCGCAATTCAATTGCTCCTTTCAGAGCATCTGGCACTTGGACGTGCCCCCCTGATGTTTACGCAGTGGAATATTTAGTCGTTGCTGGTGGGGGTGGTGGTGGATATGGAGGGGCTGGGTCTGGCGGTGGTGGCGCGGGTGGGTTTGTACAAGGGACAGCCTTAGCTGTTGAACCAGGGTTAACTTACACCATCACAGTTGGTGGTGGGGGCGGCACAAATTTATTTGCTAGGGGTAGCCAAGGCGGAACGTCTTCAATTGCTACACCTTCAGCAACTTTAGTATCAGCCGACGGCGGCGGAGGTGGTGGAGCTGATACCTTTCAACCCGCAGCTCAGCGGAGTGGGGGTAATGGGGGCTCTGGAGGAGGTGCTGGGCAAAGTGCTCCTGGGCCAGGAGGTTCAGGAACGCCAGGACAGGGAAATGGTGGGGGCGGTCCAGCGCCTTTGGGAGTGCTCGTAGAATCGGGCGGAGGGGGTGGTGGAGCCGGAGGTCCCGGTGCAAATGCACAATACGTATTTCCTCCAAGCCCTGCATTAGGTTATGGTGGAAATGGCGGGGCCGGATTGACATCATCAATTTCAGGAAGCCCTGTTACGTATGCTGGTGGGGGAGGCGGTGCCGGGAAAGATTTGGCAGGTATTGGTGGTCCAGGCACTCCGGGGGTTTCGGGTGGTAATGGGTCTAAAGCCGTTGCACCTTCAACTCCGTCTACAGGTGGCGTAGCTAACACCGGGGGCGGTGGAGGAGGAAACGCTGCGGGGGGTTCTGGTGTTGTATTTATTAAGATCCCAGCGTTGTAAGGAAAAGTGATGGACGACAAGACCCACGAACTGGCGGTCCTTAAAGCTCAGGCCAGAATTCGGCTTGATGAGTTAAAGGCACAAGACTCGGCCAGAGAAGTAGCAGGTAAAGCCATTGGTGAAGATGGGCTGCTGTATATCTTCTTAATCGTACTCGTGGGTGTTGGTGCATCGGTATTCCTTGAAGGTGAAAAAATTGCTGCTGTTATGGGTCTTTTGGGCGCTTCACTTACTGCACTTATTCAAATGTTAAACGGCATTGCAGGAACTGCTGCGAAACAAGAGAAGCCTGAGTTTGAGGTCATCAAAGACTTGATCCACCGTCTTGATAAGTTGGACCGAGCCGAGCAGCCCATGCAGGTTGATGTTGAAGGCAGCAAAGTCACGGTCAAAAAAGGCCAAGACATCGTAACGGCCAAGGGGTAATTATGTTTGAGCTACTTGGCGGCGGATTAATGGGGTCTATCTTTGGTGGCTTATTCAGGCTTGCACCAGAAGTCTTAAAGTTCTTGGACAAAAAGAACGAACGCCAGCATGAGCTGTCCATGTTCCAGCTTCAGACCGATCTGGAAAAGATGCGCGGTGAGTTCCGCATGGAGGAGAAGTATGTTGACTACTCTATCCAGCAGATGGACACGATTAAGGAAGCATTTAAGGAACAGGCCCAGACCGCAAAAGAAGCTGGCTGGTTCGCTAGCTTTGTCACTGCTATTACCCGCCCCGGTCTTACTTGGATTGCATTTGGCGTATACGTGGCTGTCAAAGCTGCTGGCCTAACGATTGCTTTTCAGACCAATGCTAACTGGGCTGAAGTATTAACTAAGTCATACGACGAGGACGATTTCGCCATGCTTAACATGATGATTTCGTTTTGGTTTGTCGGAAGAAGCATTGAGAAGTACCAGAAATCGTGAATGAGGCTAAGAAGCTTTGCAAGGATGTGCTCATCAAGCCCTTTGAAGGGCTAGCAAAGCGTTTGCCTGATGGACGAGTTAAAGCCTATCCAGACCCCGGCACCAGAGGTCATCCTTGGACTATTGGATGGGGGGCTACCGGACCAGACATCAACCCCGATACGATCTGGACGATGGAGCAGTGCGAAGATGCGCTGGATCATCATGTGGAGTATTTTGTCCGAGGTCTGGTAAAGCTTTCGCCCAAGATCCAGACTGCATTACCAAGGCGCATTGCCGCTGTGACAAGCTGGGTCTACAATTGTGGCTTGGGAAACTACCGTGTTTCTACTTTCAAAAAGCGTATTGATGCGGGGGATTGGGATGGTGCAGCCAATCAATGTATGCTGTGGAATAAAGCTGCCGGACGTGTACTCCCCGGACTTACCCGCCGCCGAGCGGCTGAAGCGGCGTTGATGAGGTAACTATGCCTGTCAGAAAACTGCGGTTTAGACCCGGAGTCAACCGGGAAAATACGCGATACACCAACGAAGAAGGTTGGTACGTATCCGATAAGGTACGTTTCCGCCAAGGTACACCAGAGAAAATTGGTGGCTGGGCTCAGTATTCAGCTAATCAGTTTCTTGGCGTTTGCCGCAGTTTGTGGAATTGGGTGTCGCTTGATAACAATAACTATTTAGGCGTTGGCACCAACAAAAAATACTACGTTGAGTATTCTGGGCAGTACAACGACATCACGCCTATAGCTGATACGGTATCACTTATTGATCCGTTTTACGCAACCACAGGATCAAATACGCTTGTTGTCGCTGACTCCGCGCATGGTGCTGAAAGTGGCGACTACGTTATTTTCAGTGGGGCCACCATTAGTTTTATCGGTGGTGACATCGTAGCTAACGATCTTAATGATGAGTTTGAGATCACATATATCAACGCTGACTCTTACAGTATTGAGCTTGGCGTAGCAGCAAACTCGGTCGACGCTTCTAACTCGCCTTTTGGCGATACAGTCCTTGCTTCTTATGAACTCCCCATCGGCGCAGAAATTACAACAATAGGTTTTGGCTGGAGTAACGGCGCATGGAATACCGGAACGTGGGGGTTTGGTGGAGGATCTACAACCTACGCACGGTTATGGAGTGCGTATAACTGGGGTGAGGATCTTGTCTTTGCACCGCGTTTTGGATCCATATATTACTGGGATGAAACATCAGGTCTTTCTGCAAGAGCAGTAGCACTACAAGATTTACCTGGATCAAGCGCATGTCCTACTGAAGTAACGTTTATCTTTGTTTCGGACATATCCCGTTTCTTGTTTGCTTTCGGTGCCAACAACCCAGCAGATACTGTTAGTGGTAGCTATGACCCCATGCTTATTCGCTGGGCCGACCAAGAAAGCCTGACTGACTGGGCTCCCGCTGCAACCAATCAAGCAGGTGATTTACGCTTGTCACATGGCTCAGAAATTGTATTAGCTATCCAGACTCGTCAGGAAATATTTACACTTACCGACTCGGCTGCGTATTCCATTCAATTCCTTGGCGCTCCGCTGGTCTGGGGTGCTCAGCTTCTAGGCGACAACATATCAATCATCGGCCCTAACGCTGGTGCGTTTGCATCAGGGGCTGTGTACTGGATGGGTATTGATAAGTTCTACGTCTATGACGGTCGGGTGCAAACGTTACCCAGTGACCTGCGCCGGTATGTATTCAGTGACATAAACGTTAACCAAGCTTATCAAGTATTTGCTGGGACCAATGAAGGTTTTAATGAAGTCTGGTGGTTCTACTGTTCAGAAAATAGCACGACAGTAGATCGGTATGTGGTCTTCAACTACCTTGAAAAGATTTGGTACTACGGCACGATGGAGCGCACTGCTTGGTCTGACTCAGGCTTGCGTGATTACCCTCAGTCTGCCGACTACAACCGCCGCATATTGAATCAAGAGTATGGTGTGGATGATGCAGCAGGTGATTCTGTGGTGGGCATTGACGCTTACATTGAGTCAGCAGAATTTGATATTGAGGATGGCGACAAGTTCATGTATGTCTACAGAACCATTCCTGATATTACGTTTACTGGCTCCACGGATAACACAGAGCCTGAAGTGGTGTTCACCATCTATCCTAAGAAAAGCTCAGGGTCACCTGCCAATACGCCTGTATCAGGAACTGTGATAGCCGCTGATTATCCAGTGGATGAATACACCTCGCAGATCTACACGCGGTTCCGTGGGCGTCAGGCGTACGTCAAAGTGCGCTCAACTAAAGTAGGTACAACATGGCAGTTGGGTTCACCACGTATGGACATTCGGCCTGATGGTCGAGCCACAGGTAATGGCGCATGAGCCTGATAAATTTCCCTTCTCCTCCAAACCTCCCGCTTTCACCGCTGGAATTTGATAGCCGGTATCAGGAAGGACTTAATAACGTCCTGCGTTTGTATTTCAACAGGCTTAGCGGCACGTTGCAAAACGTACTTGGTCCTGATGGTGGGCGGTTTTTAAGTAACCCATTTGGTGCTTTTTCCAGTAGCGTAGATCAGACAGCGGCAAGTACAACAGCAGCTTATGCTATTACGTTTAACACAACGGATATTTCTGACAGCGTTTATTTAGCCAATAGTTCTCAGCTTACGGTTACCTATTCAGGCATATACAACTTACAATTCAGTATTCAGTTTGCAAATACGGATACACAGATCCACGACGTTGACGTTTGGGCGGCAGTCAACGGCACCGATCTAAGCAATAGCAACTCAAGGTTTTCTGTGCCTAACAGTCATGGTGGTACAGACGGTCATTTGATTGCAGCGTTGAATTTGTTTTTAACGCTCCAAGCCGGAGACTATGTTCAGTTGTACTGGCATACAAACAATACAGGAGTAAAAGTTGAACAGATTCCAGCGGCATCAACACCAACTCGTCCTGCAACGCCGTCTGTGATTGCAACGATGGTGTTTGTTTCTTCGATAGCGGGGTAAGGTATGGCGACTTCCAGCCTTGGTTATATAGATGACATTATTCGTGAGCAGATTGCGGCTGCGGGTAATGATGCTTCTAAGCTCCAGAAAATCGCTACATCATTTGGTTTAAGCGCAGACGATCTCGCCTCGTTCAAAGGTGTATCAACAGGTGATATTCAACAACTGTTTCGTGATTCAGGCATACCTCTTGGCACTTTGCTGACTGGAGATGTACAGCGCACGTTTGGTACTGATACAGGCATACGTCAGCTAGACAGAGGCGATGACGTTGAAACTGAAAAAATTATTGGCGTTCAGGGTGACAAATACGTTGTACAAAAGTATGACGCGTACGGAAACCCAACAACTACTCGATTAGCATCACCTAATCCGTCAGAAGCACAAGGCTGGTTACAGGCGTTAGGGGTTGTCGGCGCTGCGGTTGGTGCAGGAGATTTGTTAAGTTCTTTGGGCGGTTCAGCCGGAGCAGGAGCAGGTGCATCAGAACTTGCATTTTTAGAAGCTAATGCTGGGGCGCTCGCCCCCGGTGCCGAGTTAGCGGCTGCGGGAAGTAATGCAGGGCTTGCTAGCTTAAACGCTAATTTAGCGTCCAATCTCACAGTTGGCGAAGCAGCAAGTGCAATTACAAACCCCTTGCAGGTTGTTACTAGACCCATCACCAACACAATCACTGATTACATTGTTGGCGCCATAAATAGTAATGCGCTTGCCGGAGTTGAAATGCTACCGGGGGTTGCTGACCAAGTTTTACTATCGGCTGGAGAAAAAGCTTTAATCAAAACCGGCGCTGCCGCTTTTGTGAATGGCGTTACATCAGAGTTGCTCGGTGGCGACTTTAAGCAAGGCGCGGTGGGTACTCTTGTTGGAACGGCGCTTGATAAGTTACCCATTCCGGGTACTGCTGATTTGTTGGGCACTAACAAAGATGTATCTTTTACTTCGCTAATTAGAAATCTCGCAGATAGGGGACTTAGCGAGGTTGGGATAACCGATCAGTTAACCGATAAGCTTTCTGTCGGTGTGTCTAAAGGAGCCACGGCTGGAATAACAACGGCGATTGCTGGTGGCGATAGCAACGATATTCTTCGCAATACAGGTATTGGCGCCTTCATGGGCACTTTTGGCGATACAAAAATTCCCGGTACTAAACTGACGGGTGACGACGCGCTTGAACTTATTCAGGATTCTTTTTTAGATGGTTCTGACGCCTCAAATGCACTGAACAATGCCGCTGGTGAAGTCGTTGTTAGAGCAGACGTTGACCCTCTTGATCAATTTAATACTACGGATTTCTTTGCAGGTTCTGGTTTTGGTGATGGTGATGGTAAAAAGGCAAACGTTACAGGTGGTTCTGGCGCCGATACTGTTGGAGCGGGTGCTGATACTGCTAAACCTACACGAGAAGACATAAACAGAGCGTATTTAGAGGTTCTTGGGCGTGCGGGTGATGATGCTGGGTTAGATTATTGGCAAGCTACAGGCATTGGGCTAGATGACATTATTAACGCGCTCAAAGGCTCTAATGAGTACAAAGCAAAGAACCCAAGCGTTTCCGTAACAGGAGCCCGTGATTCAATTGGCGACACCATATCCGACTACATCGATCTTGGTGGGTATAACGATCTCGTTACAAGTGGTTCGGGTAATGATTCAATCAACGCTGGGGCTGTAGAAGTTACAGGCGCTTCTGATCCCTGTGAGAACCCCAATCAAATCCGTGACCCCATAACAGGCGGTTGTTATGATCCGATTGATTACGTCGCATTAGATGGTTCGGGTACTGGCACAGGTAGTACGGGATCAGTCACAGTAACTGCGGCTGATTGCAACAAGATTGATATGGACTACGACCCCATAGAAAACAAATGTGTTGAACGGGTCGATATTTCAAAATTACCAACAGTTAAACCAAAGACACCTACCCCACCACCAGTAACTTCAACAAAGGTCGTAGATACTTTTTGCATACCTCCTAAGATCCGTGACAATGTAAACGGTGGGTGCGTATGCCCTCCAGGAACTACAGAACAAGCAGATGGTTCGTGCAAAGCGTCTACAACAGTTACTGCTAAAAAATGCAATGAAGATCAATACAAAGGCGCCGATGATAATTGCTACTGCATAGACCCTGACCAAGCGCCCAATGCAAGTGGTATGTGTCAAGACACAACGACAATAATTGATGATACTTGCCCAGTTGTAGGCCAAACGCGTAATGCTGCTGGTGATTGTGTATGCCCTCCAGGAACTAAAGAACAAAATGGTGAATGCAAACCTTCTGTAGAAGTTAAGGCTTGCCCAGTTGTAGGCCAAATACGCGACGCTGCTGGTAATTGCGTATGTCCAGAAGGACAAGTTGTTTTAAACGATCCTGTTTCTGGGGGTCAAATTTGCAGCACTCCTGAAACTACAGTTAAAGGCGGTGGAGGTAACGACACCATCACTGAATGCCCAACGGGGTATACCTTCAGTTCCAAAACGGGTAAGTGCGAGTTTGATCCTATTGGTTTGCCAAGTTTATTTACAAACCTTACAACGGGCGGTGATGGTCCTGCTTCCTACACACCTAACCTAACGCAGCCTTTCACTGCATCGCGCAGTTATACTAAACCACCTGATACTTATGACTACGCCGGAGCTGACACCGTGGGCTACGAAGATCCCTACTTCCAACGTTTTGGCCCTATCGTATATACGCCTCCGGCAGGCTATTTAGGTGCTGGTGTACAGCCTTCCCCAGCAGGGGGCACTGATACCGATACGGTAGATGGTGCAGGTGTCGATACATCCGGTGGGGGGCTTGCTTACGGTGGCCTGTTGTCTCTAGCGCGTGGTGGGCGTACACTTCCACCTAGATATTTAGGCGGAATTACAGATGGGATGGCAGATAGAGTACCGGCTCATATCGATGGTAAGCGCCCTGCTGCGCTTTCTGATGGGGAGTTTGTTATTCCTGCTGATGTCGTTAGTCATCTTGGTAACGGTAATTCTAGTGCTGGTGCAAAGATTCTTTACGAGATGATGGACCGTGTTCGCAAAGCAAGAACCGGAACTAAAAAACAAGGGCGTGAAATTGACGCTCAACGCTTTATGCCGAGGTAATTATGGCTGATGCAACTTCTTCATCAACGCTATCGGCTTGGGCCGGTCCTTATGTTGAGCGCCTTCTTCAGCAAGGGGAAGCGTTTGCTAACCTACAGTACAAGCCTTATGACCAACCGTTATCGGCAGGGTTCCAGCCTCAGCAATACGCAGCGCTTACTGGTATAGGTGGGCTAGCGTCTCCTGGCACTCAAGCGTTTTACACACAGTATCTCAACCCGTATCAGCAAAACGTCACAGATATAGCTAAGCGTGAAGCTACACGTACGTCACAAATTGCAGGGCAGCAAGACGCTGCTAAAGCAGTCGGCGCTGGCGCGTTTGGCGGTTCTCGATACGGACTTATGCAGGCAGAGCGTGACCGTAACTTGCAGCAACAACTGGCTGATATTCAGCAAAAAGGTGACTACGCTGGTACGCAGTTTGGTTTACAGGCATTGGGTGCTGACATTAACAGGCTGCAATCCACCTACGGTATGGGTGCGGCGCAACAAGCGTTACAGCAAGCAGCGATTGACCGAGATCGTGCCCAGTATGAGCGCGAGCAGTATCAGTACCCGTTGGAGATGTTTAAGTTTCGTCAAAGTCTGCTCCAAGGCTTACCGATTGCAACGACAAACTACTATCAACAAGGGCCGAGTAACATTCAAAACCTAGCTGGTATAGCGTCTATTGCTGCTAACTTAAAGAACGCTGGCTTTGATATTAGTAGTCTTTTCCCTGGTGGTTAATTATGTATAACCGTATGCAAGTTCAGAGTGCCTTGGAGAACCCCCAAGCTGTCCCTAACGCTATGCTGGATCGCTACCAGCAAGGGATGCAACCTCAAGTGTTGCCTGAAGATGCAAAATACGAAGAGTTACGCCGAGCCCGCATGTCTAATGCGGCGATGGGTATGCAAGCGTTACAAGCAAATCCTTCTCAAACGCCGACTGTCATGGCGCAAAAAGAAATGGAGATTGCCCAGCTTAAAGCTATGCTCAACGGCGCAATGACTAATGGTGCACTGCAACGTCAAGTGTCAGGATTACCTATGGCTATGGGGCGTCCTATGCCGCCCCCTGCGCCTCCACCGATGCAGGCACCCCCACCACAACCACCACAACCTGCACCTCAAGAAACAGGACTTGCTTCACTCCCCGCACAAAACATGGCGCAAGGGTTTGCACCGGGAGGGATCGTGTCGTTTAGTGTAGGTGGCGATCTTCTTACTCCTGCGGAACGTGAAGGCTGGGGGATTGGCGATAACTATGTTGATGAGTATAACGTTTCAGGTGGGTATGGTACTCAAGTACCTCCACCCCGTAGACCTACTGGTGGCGACGTAAAAGAAGCTATTTATCAACAAGCACTTATGGATGTTCCGACATATTCGCAAGCTATTGCAGAAAGACGTAGATTGCGGGAAGAAGCAGGATTAAAAGACGTTTACAAAGCTAGAGAAGAACGGTTAGCCGCTAGAGAAAAAGAGTACGAGAAAGAGAAAGAAGGACGGGGCCTTGGTGCGCTCGCTTCTTCACTTGCTGCATTTGCTTCAGCACCACGTAAAGGAAAGATCGGTGCTGCGGCGCAGTCACTTCAAGCGCAAGTGCAACAAAACAAAGCCCTTGATCGGCAGTTTCAGTTGGCTATGTCGGAAGCCAAGGATCGTATTGAAGATTCCAAGATCAAGCTGGCTGAGGGCGACATTGATGCTGGTATTAAACAACGTGAAACAGCACTTAAACAAGTTTCTGATGCACGTAAGATGTTGCTTGACGCTGGCTATAAGGATGAGCAGATCAAAGCAATGATGGAGCGTATTGCTGCATCTGAGCGTAGCGTTGCCGAGAGGATTGCATCCGCAGAAGCGATTGCTGTTATGCGTGCTGAGGTCGCAGAAAAGATTGCTGCAATGCAAAGAGAAACAGGTGGTAAGACTGATCTTCAACAGGCATCTGCTGCATTTTATGCGAAACTTAAACAAGAGAACGATAAGAAGCCAAAAGGCGAGCAATTAACAGACGAGCAGCTTAAAGTAGCAGCATATCAAGAAGCAGCTAAGATGTTACCAAGCGGTCAAGCTGCCGCAGCAGCTACCCAAAGAGCAGAGACTAGTAAATCTACCGCTGAAACTAAGCGGTCTCAAGCAGAAGATGAAGCGATGGCACGAGTAAGGCTTACTCCGGCTTATAGAAAAATAAAGACAGATAAAGGCTATGACGCTGCTGAGGAGTACGCTGAAACAGAAATGAGAAAACGGTTCCCTGCTTCAGGTACAGTCTCAACCCGTGGTGCAATGCCTTACCCGCAAGCTGGGGGTAAATCTAACGATCCGCTTGGACTTAGATAATGAAACTTGATGAGTTTCGTAAACAGTATCCTCAGTACAATGATATTTCTGACAAGCAGTTAGCGGATAGCCTGTACGATAAGTTTTACGCTTCTGATTTTTCTAGAGAAGAGTATTACACCAAGGTCGGATACACCCCCGCCCAGTCGTTCGCGCAACCTGAACCCATCACTGGTACTGAGTCGGCGTTTGCTACTGCACCCATCACGCCTGCTCCTGCGCCTTCTAGACGTGCGTCTGTGATGGAGGGCTTTACGCCTGAGCCGACTGCGCCGATAGAGACGCGGGGTGCTCCTGTCAGTCCGAAGGAGTACGAAAAAATACGAGCTATGTACGACATGGCTACGCCTCAACAACGAGAGGTTTTAGCTAAACGCACCGACTACGTTGGTAATGTGGTTCGTGCTATCGATGCTGAGTATGGGCGCTTTAAGCCTACAGCGCCATCGCTTAAGAAGCTAGATCCTAGACGCGAAGCAAGAGTAGAAGAGCTTGTCAAACAAGGCGCTAACTATGAAGTTGCAGACCTCATAGCCCAACAAGAGATTGAGCGGGGTATGGGGCCGAGGGCACTCGCTGTAGCCGAAGAGCCATCTCCCGAAGCAGTTGAAGCGCTCGATACTCGCAAAGAAGGTATTGCTGGCAGGGCACTAGCTCGTGCAGGTCAAGGACTTAAACAAGGAGCTGCGGGTACAGCAGAAGCCATAGCTGACCTAACAGGTAACGAAGAGGCTGCTAACTACTACGGGCAAGTAGGTAAAAAATCTGAAGCATTTTTGCAGCAGCTTGGTGAACCTAAGAGTCGGTCTCCTATGGTTGACCAGTTTGAGAACATGCTTGGTTCACTTGCTCAGCAAGGGCCTGGACTTGTAGCAAGTTTCTTTACCGGTACGGCCCTTCCAGTTTTAGCTAATATCGGCGTAACAACATTTGGTCAGTCGTACTCTGAAGGTAAACGTGAGGGTCAATCTGCCTCTGAAGCTGCGGTACGCGCATCGCTACTAACGGGTGCGGAGTTGTATTTCTCTCGGTTTGGTTTGTCTGAGCAAATCGCAGGGGTCCGTGCCGCAGCCAAAGGCGTACGCACTGATGAGCTTGCCGACTTCCTTGGTAAATACTTTGGTAAAGCCATCGCTAAAGAAGTGCCAGCAGAGATGGCAACTACTGCGACTCAGTTTGGGATCGAGAAATTACCGATAGGGTTAAGGCAAGAAGCTACTGCTACCGACCTTATTAAACAGTTAGCCGACACGGTCTTGCAGACTGTGATGCAGACCGGAACGATTGGTGGGGTTGCAGGTACGGCTGCATTAGCTACTACGGGTGCACGTAAAGCAGCGGCTACTTTAAGAGAAGGAGAGCGTGATGTTGTCGTACCCCCTGATAGAAGACCTACCCCTACACTTAGTGGAGAGGGCCTTCCAGTACCTAACAGACCCGAACGAACTCTCGCCCCCGAAGGAATTACAGGAGCTGAGCAGTCTCCAGTGGGAGTCCCTACGCCAACTCCTGCTGCGCCTCCAGTGGGAGAAGGAGCGCCGTTACCTGCATTAGAAGAGCCCGCACCGGAACCAAAAAGTATTCCTCAGCAGCTACGCGAACTAGCTGAAGAGCTTACGACGTATGACCCCACATACGGAGCAGAGTTAAATGAATTGATAGAAATGGGGATCAAACGTAATTCAGTCTATACGGAAGATGATGTTGATTCACTTAATAAAATAGTGGAGCCGTACAGAAAAAATAAAGTAGGTGTAGATGACGTAAGAATCCGTAAAGAAGTAATTTTGGCATTAGAAGAGTTAAAGAACGAAGAAAAGGAGATTGTTAGTGCCCCTACGCCCACCGAAACCGTCGAAGCAGAAGCGCCGAGAGAACCAGCGCCTGCTAAAAGAAAAAAAGCTGCAAGAGCACCTGCCGTCCCTGCTGAGCCCGCTGCCCCGTTCAATACCTTTGAACAACAAGAATACGATATAGCTCAACGGTTGCTACAAACCCCTGGTGGCAAAACTTTTGGGGAAGGTATTCTTACGCGGTTGCAAGGTCCGATGCGGACTAAAAAGCCTAGCACCCAAGAGACTGTTGATTTTGCTACGGAAAAGCTAAAAAAGGTTGAAACTCCTGCTAAAGCAGAGCCAATTTCGACAACAAATACTTTGCGGGATACGTTGCGTAGTAATACCCCAAGAGAAAGATTAATATTAGATCAGTACATTAAAGAAACAAGCACTAAACAGCAAGCCAAGGGCTTAGCGCCTGCTGGCAAAACCCTCGCTAATACTGATATAGCTATTACGGATATCAACGATGCGATACGTCAAGCAGGCTTTATGCCTTACGACGGCGCCACCATACGCACAAATGCGCCCAAAGAAATTAAAGAGTTGTATCGGCTGGGCACTATTATTAGTGCAGGTGGATATAGCATATTAAGCCAGAGGCTCGCGCAAGACAGAAACTACAAGACTTTCTCGCCGGATAAGCTTACTAAGCTGTATGCTGAACAAGATAAAGACTTAGCTAAAATCCGAGAGCTTCTGGATAAACTAGAAGAAAGCGCACAGGATGCAACGCCTCCCGTTGATGACGCAGTCCGTGTAAACGAGCAGCCGCCTACAGACTTTAACTTACAACCTGCAAATCCTAAAGAGGTTGATGCGTTAAACGACACCATCCAAAAGAACATAGACAAGATGGCGTCAGGCTTTTTGATGGGCGACATTGTTAGGTACGGCAATACTCCAGGTGTAGTAGTTGGTGTAGAAGGCAACATGGTGCGCTACCGCCCAGATACGATGAAAAACCCGAAGTCATACGTAAAGGTACCTTCTGCAAAACTGGAGCTAGTGTCGCGCCCTGATACCAACGCTAACATTTCTTTCTCTACCAAAGACGGTTTTGGGGAGAAGAAAATGCAGTTTAAGGTTGATAGCGAAGCAGTCATTAAGGCACATGGCGCTCAGATGTATGGGGGGTCTTTAGCACAAGTTGCTGTTAAAGAGCTAACGCAAAATGCCTTTGACGGCGTTAAACGGGCTATGTACGAAGGCACCATTAAAAAAGGAAAAATATCAATAGCTTTAGATTCTGAAAAACGCACAATAACAGTGACTGATAACGGCTCTGGTATGAGTGAGGAAACTGTAGACAATGCGTTATTTACTGGAGAAGGATCTGATAAAGGTGATATGCCTCCTGGGGAAACCAGCGGAGGTTTTGGGAAGGCCAAATACGCTTTTATGACCGCTGTAGATCATTACTATGTGAACACTGTACGTGACGGGAAACGAATCGTTGTAGATACAGACGCAATAAATATTATAAGAAGTGATTTCACCGCTAAACGCACCCCTGCGCCTAAAAAAGAACACGGTACAACGACGACGGTGACTGTACCTGAGTCGTTTGTTGATAGTTTTGGTAAGACCGTTTATATATGGTTTCCGTGGAGATTAGAAGATACAACTTTTTTTAACTACCCTCTTATCCACGATAACGTAGAAATAGAATTTTCAATAGACGGTAGGAAAGAAACACCCCAAGTGGGGGCCAATTTCCCCCACGATAAATATAGGAAACTTAAAATTGACTTTGAGTGGGGCGAAGCAGACGTATATTTTGGTATAAACCCTTTGCAATATCCGTCCCACTACATTTTATCAAGCGGTGTGTATCAGTTTAATCAAAGGTTTATGAAGTCCCAAACTGAAACAATCCCGTTTGACATCGTCGTTAACATTAAACCTAAAGTAGCAGCCAAACTTCCTGAGTATCCTTTTACTTATGAACGTGAGCGTTTTAAACCGACGCATGAAAAGGACATAAAGGCACTTAATAGTTATCTCGCCATGATTGCCCGTGGCGAAGAAATGCAAGAATTGCAGGATAACTTTAAGAAAATTGTTATGCTTCCTCGCTTAGAAGGGGGGCAAGATCTTAAGGAATCGTCTGACAAATTAGTAAAGCTATTCAACGAGCGCAGAATTGCCGCAGAAAAATCTACGCCTGTTAAACCGGCTATTGATACTACCGTCAAGATCTTGCCGCAAGGGGGGCAGTCGGTCGTTGTAAACACAAAAGGTAGCGTCATTACATCTAATGAGCCTAAATCGGAACGCTTGTTAGAGGAAAGTTTTAAAGCGGATGAAGCAGCTCCCACCAGAGAAAAGTACATGCTTTCAATGGTGCAAGATCCTAAGTCTCCTGCTTTTCACTCCAACGTTAATGTAGATCTTATCGACGTTGGGAAGCCTTATGGCGATCCCGTAGGATTCTTTGCTGAGCTAGGCACATTGCTAGTTGAAATGAAAGAGCTACTAGCAGACAGCGGGATTTACGGTTACGACGTTTTAAAACCGGATAATTTGTTTTTTGCCGGTATAAGCATCGATAAAAAATACGGTGGGGTGCATATAAGAGTTCCGTACAAAGCAGTGTATGTGAATCCTTTTTATGATTGGGGGTCAAAGTCTTTGTTTGGCGTTCGCCAAGTCATACTTAACACCATGATCCATGAAATAGCCCATACGGGGGATATGTCTCATGGAGTTGGGCATAACACCAACATGATCAAAGTTGAGCAATACCTTGCAGATGAAGGTATGCTTGACTACTTTAGGGACGCTATATTAGATATATTAGTGCGGCACGAATCGACTTTTAGTGCCATGAAGGAAGAATATGGAAAATCTACAACTATTAACACTGGAAAGTCTCTTGAGGATTACGAGCGGAGCGCCTCCAGATTACCGGAAGGAAGAGTTGGAAGCGGCGCTGGAGACGAGGCTAAGGCTGTATCAGCAGGAGAACGACCCAGAAGGGGCGCAGGTGTACAAAGACCTGAAGCCCTTAGTGAAGGCGAAGTCAGTGGAAGAGCTGGAGAAGATGGTGATGTAGAAGATCAAGGCTGGATATCCTTTAGTACTTCATCGTCTCCTCAGCCTCCTCCGTCAGGACAGCAACCGCCACCGCAACCTCCTCCGCCAGGACAACAACCGCCACAGCCTCCTATCGTTGCGGGACGTAGGCGTAAACCCGTTCGCGGTCCTATCAGTGGTGCGTCTAAATGGCGCTCAGTTGAAGACATATCCAAAACCCTTGGTAGCACCATAGGCGATGCGTTCAAACGTCGCGTTCCGTTTGCTAAAGCGATAGGTGAATTAGGCCCTGCACTGTGGAACCCAGCAAACGGTAAACTGCGCCGAGCCTTTTTGTTCGCTGCAACATTACGGCAGCTTGCAGACATTACACGTACTAAGTTCCCACAGCTAGCCACTGCGATCAACATCGTAGACAAAATGACTTCGTATCGGCTGGCTAAGCTAAAAGAAGCACAAACCATCGCACTTGATTGGGTTGCTGCTCAGAACAAGAAACCAGCGCAGTCTACGTTGGCTGGCAAAATCATGCTGGATGCCACCATTAACGGCAAAGATCCAGACAAAGGGCCGACAGGGTTGCCAAAGCTTGATGCTGCATGGGCTAGCCTTGACCCTGAGTTCAAAGATATTTACCGCAGGGTTAGAAACTATTTCTACAACAACCTGCAAGAGATGATCCGCGAGATGAAGAAGCGGGTCTTGAAGCTGCCCAAAGCTGAACGTCAAGCAGCTATCCGCAAGATCAATGAACAGTTTGCGGCAGATAAGTTGGTGTTCCCGTACTTCCCGTTACGCCGCTTTGGTGAGTACTGGTTCCAAGTCGGCTCAGGTAATTTCAAAGAGTTTTACGAGTTTGAAAGTGAAATAACGCGTGAGCTTTCGCGTCGTGCACGGATACGTGAACTGAAAGCTGGCAACGCCAAGCAACAAGCACTTGCCGAAACAGTGGAAGCAGGCAGTGGTATCTCTGAGCTATTCTCCAAGAACCTAGCATCTACGCAGATACTAAAACAAGTGCAGGAGCTTATTGACTCCATCATTCCGCCTGTTGGTGCAGCGGCTACTAAGACAGCCCAAGATGTACGTGATGAATTACAAGACAGTCTTAACCAGTTGATTTACATCATGTTGCCGCAGCAGAGCATGCGGAAGATGTTCATTAATCGTAAGGCTATCCAAGGTGCAAGTAGTGACATGCTGCGGGTGTTCACCGATGTTGCGGTGCACAACGCCTATCAAATGGCTCGGTTTAAATACAGCGAAGATTTCATCAACAACATTAACAAAGCACGGGACTACGTCAAAGAGTTTTTCAAGCCTGACACTCGTGAAGTTTATAGAGATTATATTAACGAGTTAGAAGCACGCACTAAGACTATCTTGAGCGCTGAGGATAAGTCGCTGCTGGCAAAAGCCGCAGGTGCCGCTGGCTCACTAGTGTTTTTCACGATGCTCTCTGCACCGTTTACTGCGTTGCTTAACACGGTAGGCTTTGCTGTGTTTGCTGGTTCGAAGCTGGGTGGTAAGTACGGCTACACCAAAGCTAGTGAAACCATGCTCAAGAACATGGGGCGGTACTGGCAAACAGCACCTGGGCGCACACTCAAGCCTGCTGCAAAAGGTTTGGTGTCCCAAATGCAGTTCCCCTCTATCGTCGAGAGTCCTAATCTTTCGCCGTTGTTAAAACGTGCAGCAGATCGATTTGTTGCTGAAGAGCAGGTCAACATCAGCCTGACCAACGATATCTTTGATCTAAGTGACCGCCCATCTGAGCTGTACACCACGCGCTATAACGTCGTGAAAAAGATTCTTGGCGGGCTGTTCCATCAGTCAGAACGTGCTAACCGCGAAGTTGCGCTGATGTCGGCGTTTGAGCTTGAGTACGACAGGTTACTTGCAGAACCTAAGCGCGATACACGAGGCGTTATTGAGCGCGATGCTAACGGAAACCCAGTAACTTACACCCCCGATGAAGCTTTCGAAGCTGCTATCGAAGAGGCAAAACATATCGCAGGGCTAACCCTTGGCGACTTTAGCCGACAGATGAAGTCCAGACTGTTTGCTAATGTTCCACTGAGCGTCATCTTAAAGTTTAAGCAGTACGCTGTTATGGCAACGTACAACTACCTGCGTGCATTGCAGTTAGGGTTGCGTCCGTACAGCAAGAAAGAGATTGATGAAATCCGAGAGTTCTTTACAAAACAAAACCTATCGCAAACTGAGATTGATCGCAGGATTGACGAGATAAAAGAGTTCCGTAGCGATATTGGTAGCCAAGCACGTAAAGAACTTGCAGGTATTCTTGGCGTAACCTTCTTGTTTGGTGGGCTAGAAGCCATGCCTTTCTTCTGGATCGTTATGCCAATCATGGCTGCAATGCTGGCTTCAGACGATGAGAAAGACGATGAGTTGTTCAACTATCTGAACTGGTTCCGTCGATGGGCTAGTGAGTGGATGGGCGGCATGTCGTTTGCACGGGGGCCTATATCTCAAGCTGTGCAAGGCAGCATCTCTGAGCGTGTCAGTCTAGACCCCAAGAATCTCTTCTATCGTGATGGTCGGTATTCGCCAGATATCGTAGAAGGGCTGATCCAAGACGTAATCGCCAACGCCGGTCCCGTAGTTGGCATGGGTATAAACTGGGCCGAGGCTGCTAAGTTGTTTAACGAAGGTCACTATCAACGCGCTTGGGAAAAGATACTCCCTGCGTTTTTTGCTAAGCCCATGCAAGCCTACCGTTACGGCACTGAAGGGGCGGTGACCAAGTCTGGTGAGACCCAGATTGCTCCTGAAGATTTTTCTGGGTGGATGCTTGCGATGCAAGCGATTGGGTTGCAACCTGAAGAGTTAGCGCTAAAGCAGAAACGCGCTATCCAAACCAAAGAGGCTGAGCTTACGCTGAAATCTAAAGAGACTGCAATCTTAAACCGCCTGTGGCTTGAACGTGATAACGACAAAGGTTATGAAGCAGCTTTGGAAGCTGCTATCGATTTTTACGGCAAAGAGCCTCAGCTACTTCCGAAGAGTGGCAGTCTTGCAGAAAAGATTCAAAACTCGTTTGACAAGCGAGCCGAAGATATCGCCCAAGCCGAGGCAGTCGGTGCAAGAATCGATAAGCGGTTGATCGGGCGTTTGGGGCATATGCTTGAGACAAAAGAGAAAGAACCTGCTGCCCCCGCCAAGATGACGCTTGAAGAAGTGCGGAAGAAATACCCTGAGTACGATGATGTCCCTGACGCTGAGCTAACTGCGGCGCTCAAGAAGAAAGGAATGCTGAAGTGAAAAAAATCCCCGCAGGGCGCGGGGAAGGGCCAAGAGACCAGGAGGGAACATGGATATGAACTATTGCGATAGTACTACCTAAGTCTCCATACACGCAAGCCTCTAAACCCATCCTCAATAACAAATTTCATTCCGACTTTAAATCCTAAGCGTTTAGCCCGTGCCTTTACATCTTTCTTAGCAATCTTTGGATGTATGCACGGTACGAAGAATGAGCTGCCGACTTTAAACTTCGTGAAGTCAATGCTGTAATCGACCCCATCAACTAGCATCCTGCTTAAGTTCCTCTAAGTCCATACCAGGATCGCAGTACTGCTCCGTGTCTATAAAATTTCCTTTGCTGCAATCAAACGCATACGCCATGATTGCGGGCACGCTACTAAGTTTTGTACCTTTGTGCATCCGCTTCTGGACAATCCCCTCGCATACACCTTCGGCAGTGAGTGCGCCGATAATATCTTTGACGGTTACACGGATGTCTTGGCAGAACTTGCGAAACACTTTAGCGTCGATGTATAGCTTCTGTGTATCCGGTTCCATGCGAACAACCAATTCACCATACGGCTCGCGTATAGGTAATGACTCAACATTTGTACGCCGATCAACTTCACCGTTAATAACCAACGTATTGCGTGAATACTTATTCCAAAAGTCTGCGATGGTTGCGGCATGATTAGTTGCAGGGGGCTTGATCTCGTTACGCATTTGCGATAACTCTTGGATTGCCCATCTAAAGACTCGGCCTACGTCGATGTCGTGGATGCCTAGCCTTCTAGCAAACTGAGCACCTGCGATGTTACATGCAGCAACTGCGGACCAGAAGCGTTCGCGGTTAGTGAAACCTGCCTTCTTATCGATGTGCCGTTGCAGCTCTCTGACTTCGCCAATCCGCTCTTCTAAATTGGCAACAAGGTCTCGCAGATAGATCTTTCCCGCATGTCCGTAGTTCGTATACAGCTTGCCGTATACCTCGTCGGCTTCTTCTTTAGGCAGCAGCTTGGATTCAGGCACGTTAAATTCAATGACGCGCATCAACTCCCCATCAGAGGTAGTTAAACTTTTTAGTTTATCTACTACCGAAGCGTTTGAACTGCACAATAATATGGTTGACCACCTAGCGAAATTAAGCCGCTCGGCGTTTTCATTCATCTTCATGCGCCCACGCCCTCGACCTTGCGATACGCTGTAAGCAAAATCAGAGAAGTCGTCCGACGGCATCTTGGTGATCTCGTCACAGCCTAGCGGTAAGTTATTCATCACGCCAAGTCTGTGGAGCCTTGTGTTTGGTGTGTCCTTCTCGATCAGCATCATTTCTTCAGGATGCCCATACACGCTGTGCATACACTTAATCGAGGTGGTCTTGCCTGTACCTGAAGCGTTGTTGACCATGTTGATAATGGCACCTGCTTGATTCATAAACTTCATCAACGGTGCGCCGAATGCAGTGAAGAACCCGAAAGCATGCGGCTCAAACCCTGCGCGGTCATATACGTTAATTACCTTCTTCCATTCTTCAAACGTGCCGACCGACTCAAATGCTTGGCAGTACTGGTTCGTGTAGCTTGAAGGTGGCGTGTACTTGTCGCCATCCGCTCGTATCTCCACATCTCCGACAACGAAGGATTCGTTGTTCTCGGTCCATCCGAACTGGTTTCTCATATGTTCTGCTCCTGTTGTGTTCTGAAGTTCTTTTAAAAAATAGACAAGGTATTGCATGATGCTGTCCATCTGCTTTTTCAAGCCGACGACACCGAACCAAGCTAACCGCTCCCTGAGTCTGTCAGGGGTCATAAGTTCCATAGCTGTTAACGCAAACTCTCGGACACCATCTTTGGGCGTATGCAATCTAAGCCATACAACCTCACCCTTCTGTGGATCCTTCAGTCGCTTAACGATATACAGATAGTGCTCATAGACTAAGGTTGCGTCTTCTTCGTCATCTGAGCTCTTTCGGTAAATCCCTGTAGTTTTTCCAGCAAAATACGGGAAAGGAAGCGGGGGGATGGCGTACGTAGATACGGCAGTCGGATCGCCCTCGATAAATCCGACCGTGGTCGCGGATGGGCTGGCTTCCGTAATAACCTGCCCAAGTACAATCGGACTGCTAATTTTGCCTTTGTGTGGGCAGTTGGCGCAGTGGCTTGGTTCAATTGTTTCGAATGTGCTGCATAAGTACGGGCCTGTAGTACGTGCAGCTTTTTCTTCAGTTTCCTCAGCGTTGTACTGTGGATGCTGCTTAGAGATTTCGTGGATAGCCGTCTCACTATCCACGCAGCGCGACGCAACCGACAAGACGGCCCTCCATAACGGTTCCGTTGTTTTATCCTGGTGCTCAAACGCCTGTTTAATGTGCTCACATCCTGTTCCTTTCGTTGATTTCTCCAAGATAAGCGAGAACTTATTCTGCTTATTGCCCATCAAGGATTTAGTTAGCTCGTTCAGACCGCCTGTATCGTAGGTCGGTGCAGGAGTCGTTGACTGAATCTCTACGCCGAGCAGATCGTTAAACGCATCGTACGTAACGGGCTTACCTATAGTTATAAGTTTTACGTCTAACGCTGGGTTGGTCTTGTAATTCTTGGTATCAGGCAATCGTAAGATTGACGCTATGTCTGCTGTGCGAGATGGGTCTGTTTGTAAGTTGTGCTCGTTGCATAGCTTCTTTAGTTTTACTGCGGTGCGTTTCCACTGCTCTGGTGTTATCGGATCTTGCAGTTGCCAGTAAACGTGAAACCCACGCCCAGAGTCCACAATGGTCGGCCTCGGTAGGCTAAGGGCTGCACAGAACTTCTTCAAAGCCACCATGCCTTCTTGTTGGTCGGCGTAGGGTTTGTCGTCGTAGCAGTCGATGTCCAACCAAAAGCACTGCGCTGACTTAACGTTTGGTGCTTTGCGGTTCTTATCAGTAGCGTATTTGGCGCAACCGAAGTACGCGTTGTACCCGCTGTTACTTAGTGCAGTAGCTTCTGCTTCTACTGCGTCAATATCCTCTACGAATTTCTGTATCGCAGGGGTGTCTGATTTTAGACCTACTACGCAGTAGTACCCGTCTGTGGGTAGTAGCGCAGTAAGTAACGCCTTGATGGTCATAAGCCGCTCCTAGACCTGCCGCGATGTAAATGGGGGCGTCAAAGAGCTGCGGCATGCCCTCTTTCACTCCGTCGAGCTAGACGCCCCGTAGCTTTTATAGATCTAGTCGCCTCAGAGTGTCGTACAGAACCTCAATATTTTTAGGTCTGGGCTTCATCTTACCGAAAAACCAGTTATAGATGGTGAGCTTGGACACGCCAAAATATTTTGCAACGTCACTAACAGGTACTTGATGCTCTATGCAATACTTCCCTAGCTTAATAACAGGGTCCGAAGGGTCCCCCCTTCGGATAGCTTCAACCAGTTTCAGCGAATGTCCGCGAGCGTCCATCACTCATCATCCGTAGACCAACTACTAATGACATCCGTAAAGCCTTTCTTCGCTGGAGCAGGAGCTGGCTCAGCGTTTTTCTTGGCGGTGCGTTTTACGGGTTCTGGTTCCGGTGCCTCTTCTACAACAGGAGCTGGCAGTGCCTCAGCTTTCTTAGTCTGCGGAGATACGATAATCTTCAGCGCGTTGCGAGCTTCTGGTCTTTCAGCTTGCTTCTTAGCCTCTACCCACTCGTCGCGGCTCAGATACCGAACAGGTTTAAACACAAGCTTCGGCGTATCGCTATCAGTGTCAAACCGCATCTCAGTGACGAGCGTGTTGAGGTTACGTCCTTGCGAGCCAACGTATCTAGCATATTGCTGGAATGGCATCTTATCCAGTTGCTCCGAGCGTCCAAATATGGACTTAGACGGTAGCGCGAGTTCATACACATCGCCGTCGATATACTCTGCAAGCACCACAGCTAACCGTTGCTGGAACCTACATGCACGGGACTGCCCCTCACCTGACCCTTTTATGTTCTGAGGGCAGTTCTCGCAAGTATCGCTTTGCGGTGCGGACGCAGTCTGGTCAGGCGTTACACCATCGTTAGAGAAGCAGTCGGGCGGTGCAGTATCCCCTGGCGTGTATTTCTTAGCATGGAAATAGCGAGCGATATCTTTGCCGCCTGCCACGATAACAACATTCATGGCATTGTTCTCGTTTTTGGAAACTTCTTTACCGTTAACGACTAGTCGGAATACACGACCACGGATCGATATACGCTTACCACCGCTACCTCCAGCGTAGCGGCGCGTCATCTCATCCATCTCAACTTCTTTAAGATAGTCGGGTACTGTTTGTTCAAATAAAGTAACGTTAGACATAATTGTTCCTATTTTTTACGGATAGTAATTTCGTACTCTGAGTCTATGTTCAATCCTGGTGGGCGTGTATCTGGGTGCTCGTCTAAGAACTCCTTCATATTGGTTTGATGGATCCGCTTCTCTAATAACTCCAACTTGCCGCGCTCTTTCAAGAACTCGTAGAAGTGCGACCAATCGTTAGTCCAGTAGCGGGTTTTAACAGTGCGGTACGCTACAGCGTTTCCGGTTCCGAGCGTCGTAACTCCCGTGTCTTTGCAGACCTCAAGCAGCTTGGACTTGAGGACGCTCATCTGCTCATCCAGCTCTGACACTTGTGCTTCGTAATCCTTAGTTAATTTGTTTTTGGCATCACGTATTTTTAAGAACGTACTAATTACCTTATCTACTGATATGTCCATGTTTTCACCTCCGAGATTTAAATATACCTAACAAACTAAAGTGTGTCAAGTATTGATCTCTTGTTTGTACAAATCAATTATTTTTGTGTGAAAGTCAAGCTTGCTTATCAGCATCTGATAAAGCTTAGACTCTACCGGACTGCCCTCGATATGCACAACTGTTACTGGATTCTTCTGACCTTGTCGGTGCACACGGGCGTTAGCTTGGAGGTATGACTCGATGGATGTTACGGGTGCATACCAGATTACCACGTTAGCCGCAGTGAGCGTCACGCCGTGCGCCGCAGCTTGCGGTTGGATGATAAGAACTTTAGGATCTTGGGTTTCTTGGAACTGCTGAAAGATCGCAGTGCGCTTGTTGACAGACACACTGCCGTCGATGATTTCCGACGTGACGCCATGCTTGGTTAGTTTATCTTTAATTAGCCTCAACGCATGCGTGAATGGCGCAAAGATAAGCACCTTGTTGGTAGCTTCATCGATAACTTCGGTGACTGCGTCAATCCGATCAGACGCATCGAACTCTATAACATTACCACTGTCGGTGTAGACGGCACCGCATGCGATCTGTAGAAGCTTAGTGAGATTCGCAGCGGCATTTACTGCCGTTACATCTTCTCCCACTGCTTGCATAACAAAATCTTTCTTGATCTGCTTATAGTATTTAGACTGCTGAGCAGTCATCGGAGCGTACCGCGAAACGTTTGTAACCTCTGGCAGGTCAAGACACTCGGCCTTGGAAAATCGTATCGCTGGTTGAAGTATCTTGTGCACCGTATCTATGGCAGACGGCTTAGGCGCCCACTTAAATCGAGTTACTTGATACATCACGCTATCCCGATATTCAGTGAATAGCAGTGGCGCTCTGTCTGGTACACACAGCTTTGCTAAGCCGAAAGCATCGATAGGCGATTGAGCGGCGGGGGTGCCAGTCATCATCCACAACCAAGTGCGTTCGTTGAGTAGGTTACGCATGGTTTTGAACCGTACCGTACGACTGTTCTTGTAAGCATTCGCTTCATCAATGATGATGAGGTCAAAATTATTTCTGATGTCTTCTCGTACTATATGTACCCCATCAAAGTTAATAATGACGTAGTCGGATTTGCCTTTGATGATTTCTTTGCGCTTGTCTGCGGTGCCGTGCGCCACACTAACTGTCCGGTGAACAGCAAACTTAAACAAGTCCGCTTGCCACGCCGACTGCATAATCGACAGAGGGCATATCACAAGCACGCGCTTGATGGCTCCGATGGTTAACAGATAGTCCGACGCCCAGATCGCTGATGCCGTCTTACCTGTGCCCTGCTCGTTGAAGCAGAAGGCGCGTTTATGCAGTGTCAGGAAGGATGCCGTGGTCCGCTGATGATCCATCGGCTTATATATCCCAGGCCATTCATAGTCCCTGACAATAGGCGAAGGCACATTCTTAATATTCAGTCGGCGTAGTGCTTGGGCTTCGGCTAAGTCCCAGTTCACAGCCACTTCGTAAATGTCACCTTGCTGCGCTACGACCTGACTGCCTTTAATAGTTTCTTTTATCCTGCTAGGGTATTGTGTTTTTACGAGTAGCAGCTCGTCATTTACTATTTGCACGATTCTTCCGTTCCCGTGGGCTGACTTCGGATATCAGCTTATGTTTGGCATCGCGGTCAAATGATCTATTGCTTGCTGCGCTAACTACAGCTAAGCCGTCCTTGGACGATCCACCGTTTGACAACGCTTTCTTGTGATGCACATCCTTGCCATCACCCTTATGCGCTAGACCCTTCTTCATCATAATCGCCCTAGCACGGTTGCGCTCGGCACGTTTCTTTTTGACTGCCTCAGTACCATCGTACTGTTCATACTCTTTCTTGTAGGGGCGGGGCTTGTTAACGTAGGGCATGGCAGACTCCTAAAAAGGTGCTTCTTCGATATCTGTAGGTTCCTTCTTTATTTTAGCTCGCTTAACTGCTTTCTTGTTAACGTATGCGTATACAGGAAACGGCCAAGTCTCTTGGGGTATCCGTAGGTAATAAAAGTCACCGTCTTCTCTAACCACGTACCCCACTTCCCCCGTAGCTTTAACAATAACTTTTGTATCAGGGTTCATTTGTCCTTCTCCTTCCACCCTGCTTGGAACCCTTTGAGCCAAGCCTTTTCCCAACAGATACACCACAGCTCGTATGACCCATCGACCGGGAACTTGAAATCTTCTTTGCCTTTCATCATGGCCTTGACATCTCTTCGCTTGATGAATGCTTCCCAAGCTTTGTCTCTGTCAGGATTACTAATGGGTACGTCATCAAACAACCCTTTTCTACTACCTTTAGCTTTTTGATACTTGTTGTGATCACCACTCATGGCTTACTCCTTGCTCGTATGGCGGCAGCAGCTTCTGCTTTCGTAACCCAAGCACCATTGCGATCTATTGCTTCAACAACTTGGGCACACGCCTCACGCTCGGCAGCAGCAACAAGTGCGGCGAAGCGTTCAAGGTTCTTAAATAAGCAGAACCGCACATCGTTTGTTGGTGACGGGTAAAACTCGATTCCAGCCTCTTTCGCCATCTTGATAATGTCGTCTCTATCCACCGTTCTTCTCCTTCAGCTTAGATTCAATCTCACGAGCAAAATCAAACTGCGTCGGGCCTGTAACAATCACATCGCACTTAAACATCAACTGCGCTATCTCATCATCAGTCAGCCCAACCCATTGCTTTGGTGGTGCGGTGTAGAGTGGAATCTTTGGCAGGTTTACTATTGTTGGCGTATGCCACGATGTAAGCTTGGCCCACTCAAGTTTTTGCTTTTCCACATTAATAAACGCCACAGGCTCTTGCTCTGTCTCTAGTGCTTGGCGCAAAACGGCGATGGCTTCGACGTAGTAATTTTCATCGCCTGTTTCCGTCAACATCTCTGCGCTTGCATCCTCCAGCACCTCTATCGCTTCTTCAATAGCTTCTCTATCCATGATTCTTCTCCTTGAGCTTGGCTTCGATAAGGTCACGCAGTTTCAGCAAAGAATCGTCACAAGCCTCACCATCAGGTGTCCACCAGTGCATTGCTTCTGGGTCGTCCTCGTTTTCGTAATCCTCATGAATGTCAAATCCTGCTTGATATGCAGCGACCATTACTTCCTGATCCGTCAGCCCAACCCACTTACGCTTTGCAATTACTTTTTCGTGGTATGTCTGATCGTTCATTACTGCCATAGCAAGTGACTCGCATGTTTTGCACGGCGTAGGGTCTTTGTAAAGCGCAGTCCATCGCTCAGGATGACGGCCAATGTCTGCGGGCATGTGCGTGATGACATTACCTTCAATAACGTTGTGCATCCACGCCACCGGCTCTTGATCATCTTTTGAAACTTTTTTGGGTGTTGGTAGCTGCCGCCAAACTTCGTCCTGACACCTTATCCATGTGGTGGTAATCCACTGTTGCACTTCCTCTAGCGTCATTGCTCTGTTTGCCGCAGGCCCGTCCGCAGGTGTCTTTGCGTTTTTGTTTTCACTCATGCCCTACCCCCAATCGCCTTGGCGATGGCTTCATGAGCCTCGCGTTCTATCGTCTTGGCCCAGTGCCCGTTATCTATCAAGCATATGTTGAGGATCGTGTTGAGTGCCTTCAGCAGATCCTGATTGACCTCATGCAATCGGCGCAGTTCGACGGCTGATTCCCTGCCCGTGCTATTGCTTATTCGTCCTTGCACAAACTCAGCGTCCAGCGCATCAGCCAGCCGCAAGGCTTCGGGTTCTGTGCTCATGTGTTCTTCTCCTTCAAGAATTGCCGCACAGCGATGACCGCTCCACGAGATTAGCCCACACTTTGGACATAAAGAATCCTGCTGGCTCATGTGTTTTTACCTCTTAATTTAAGTTCTATATGCCTTGCATAGTCATGCAAAGTCTCGTTAGGTTTCCAATCCACTGCGCTGATCTCCTCATCCGTCAGACTGACCCATTGCTTTGGTGGTGCGGTGTAGAGAGGCACTGTGTGGTGCAGGTCAGGACCTGTCCGCACTTTCATGTCAAAGTTTTGCAGGTCGAATGAATTGGCCCACGCCACCGGCTCATGTTCATCTTTTACGATTTCATCAACACGTTCTTGTGATGTGTCGTCGGCATCGACAAGTGCTTGGCGTAAAACGGCAATGGCTTCGATGTAGTAATTTTTATCGCCTGTTTCCATCAGCATCTCTGCGCTTGCATCCTCTAGCACTTCTATCGCTTCTTCAATGGCTTCTCTGCTCATTTTTTCCTCCGCTCTGTTTCCACTGTGCATTCGGCCTCGTAATCAAGTACATCCTGCAATCTGTA